GGCCGGAAGTCCACTTTGTGTAATTTATGGGATAGTTTTCAGTCCAATAGTTGACATATCCGGAGTTCCACATCAGGCTGCCGTAGCTGGGTGAGAGATACCAATGGCCGTTTGATATTCTGCCGGGCGTTGGAAAAGTTGGCGAGCCGTACCAGGGAGATGCAATGGCTGAATAATCAGGGATTTCGTAAGAACCGCCGCCATCGGTATAAACTCTGGCATAGTACCAACCCTTATTATTTTCCGTGTCCAATTCCCAAGGGCCGATTTCATCTTCTCGCGAATGCGACCTCCGCCATTTCCTGTAAGTAGGATCATCTTCGTCATCGGGATTCGTGCAATATGGGACTTGCTTAATCTGATATTTCAAGGCATTGACGCCATCATAAAGTTCATTGAGTAGCCATGGGCCGAGGGGCCGGATTCTTGATCCGCAGCCAGAACCCATTTCGTGCCGTTGTATTCGTAAACCTTATAATCGATTTTTACCCAATGACCATCGCACCAGTTGTAAGCTGTCGGCTCGCCACCTTCGGCTGTGTACTCGCGTTGTTTTACAGTAGACGATGCACGCTTACAATTGCAGGTCATCGAGTAAATCGCGTTTCGCCAATATGCTCCTGCAATCTTAACATAAGATGGATGAGGATCTTCAAAAGTCCAGTATCCGGTTTGCCCTCCGGGATTATAGTTCCACGACGCTATCTTACCTTCCTGCCCTTCAAACTCGTCAATCGCATCGTCTAAAACCAACACTTTGTTGTAATAATTGCTGTGCAGGCCAGGATCGCTGTAGGCTCGATATGGGCTGTAATGATTATAGTATAAGTTGTACGAATAGTTTCCACCTACGAATCTCGCCCGCTGTCCGATTTCAGCGGGGTCACCGTTTGTATCAAAGGGAGAATCCAGATTCACGATCTTTCGATGATACTTGCGGGTGAAGCCATAAGAATTATTCACATCCCACATCCCCGTGGAGGCATTGTAGCGATAAGAATAGCCTGAATAGCTGCTGCCCGATTCCGGCAAAAAACCATCGCTCATTATTATATAGCCATCCGGCGGCGTTTCATAAGTCCACTGCATGTCAGAGTCGCTTTGAGGAATTTCAGCAAGGTAGTGCAGGGTAGCTATTTTCCCGTGATTTGTAGGGTGATCGTTTGAAATGGCCAGCCGAAAACCTTCATGAAGATGCTCCGGGGCATATTGGCTATATCCCCAATGAAATGGCAAAACGTCATCGAGTATCATCAACGTTTCATCTGATTTTCCAGGATAAGGTATACCGCAAGCCTCATAAAATTCCGTGAGCTTAAAACTTCTGACCGACAATGCTGAACTTGGAATCGACGGCGTAAATGAACCAATCGAGGAAACAAGAGCTTCCTGCATATCCTTGATGCCCATCCAATCGGTTGACAAAAACGGCTGCTCAAAATTCTGAAATCCAACTGGAATGTGCTGGCCGTTAATATTACAGCCATGCACCACGCCGGTTGCGTCGCGGTAGGCCCGCATGTGTTGTTGTATAACTAAATCGGGGCCAACCCAAACATATTTTCGTTTCTGAATCTCCCAGATAGCTTTGTGCAATTCCATGTAGCGATCAAGTGTTAATTGTTCGCCAAAAGCGACAGGCCAGGTTGTAGTCCATCCAGCCATTTATTATCAAGCCTCTGGATCTATTAAAGTTGGATAATCAAAAACAGCCTGCAGGATGCCGCCGGTATTAACCAGGGTAAGGACGTTGCCGGGATTACCATCAATCGTCAACTCTTTTGGGTTTATTCCCAATTGCAGAATAGCCCATTTATCAGCTCCGGTTCCAGCTTCTTGCCAAAGGATTCGGGCCGAACCTGATTTCACTGACTTTAATTTCCCATCAACGATTTCTGCATAGTCGTGATATGTCTCATCGGCAATATCAACCAGGGCAGGACAAACCCCGAAGATATAGCCTCGCCCGATTCTGTATGCAGCTATCGGTTCTGCGATGACGATGAACTTTCCTTCGTGCGAAGCAGTCGGTACGACGCCCTTGATCGAAAAATTATATTTGAATTCATTGAGATTATCGTCGGGACTAAATAGAGGTTCATCGATACCTACAATTTTTCCCGAATCGAGGTCGGCGTAAGTATAATTTTTAACAAGGACAAGATTATCGCCGGGCTGGTCTTGGCCTGGGGATTGATTGAGCTGACTGGCCTTGTGAGATTCCGCAGCGTCAGCCATCGTGTTATACGCAGCCGCTGGAATTTTTAGTCGATCACCGGATTGAACTTTTTTAATCGTCATTGCTAAACCGTTGTTGGCTCGGACGGTGGAGGTTCAATGCCAAGGATGCTAAAACTTCCCTTTCGATAAACTTCCTCGATATACACAGCCAGGGGTTTTTGGATAAGTTTTTTGGCTATTGAGTCTGTATCATATTGATACCGCACCCACTGATAGTCCCATCCCTTCTTTGATATTCCGCTTATACTGCCGACGGAATAACTCGATCTGTTCGGATTCGCCGAGAAAAGAAAAGTAATATCAGACTTTCCACTGACATTTACGCCAAGGTACTGCTCGATTGAACCCGAAGCACCACGAAACAAAACCTCACCTGCCTCGCAGCCTAAGAAAGGAGCATCGTTTACTTTGCCCGTCAATTGGGCAAGTGCGACCAGGTAACTTTGCGAGAGTGCAGCATTATCCTTACGAACAGTTTTTGAAAAATTATAGACGGGCGTAACAATATCCACGCCCGCAACGGATTTATCCGAGACGCCAATAGCGCCTTGAAAATCAGGCGCAATCTGGCCTGATGGTGCAAACTTCGTTGTATTTTCACTGCTTGTTATATGCTGCGTGCCGCCAGTCGTATCAAACGAAAAAGTATCCGGCACAACCTCTTCGCCCTCAACACTTCGACTGACGTAGTTCGCTTCGCCCTTCCAGTGTTTGTCGGTAAGTTCCTCGACCGTTACAGGCTCTCGGTAAAGCGTTTTCCATTCATTTGTAAAAAATTCCGGTATCGCTTGCTCAAGAGCATTCCTCGCGCGCTGCTCTGAGTTTGTGCCGGTCAGGATTTCTATAACATATTCGGCTTCATAAGAACCGACCGATGCGACGACACTATTGGGCTTCTCGCCAACAGTAGCAGTTCCGATTACCGTTTGCTCCTCAGTATCCGGGTTTGTGGTCGTAAATGTTATTGTCACATCATCAATCAGCAGCATTACTCAAAATCCTCCCTCGTATCGGCGATGATTTTGACGAGTTTTTTAGTGTTTTTGGCAGTCTCCTTTGCGGCAGCCAGAGCTTCACTTCGACTGAAATTTGTTACGCTCCAATCTGCAAAAGGTCCATCGGAATCTGCTGTCGCCAGTGGGCCGGCCAAAGCAGCCATCGACACATTTGTCCCGGCCAGGAACGCCGCCTGAAACAGATCGAAACCTGCGTCCCCAGGCTTCCACAGCATCTCAAATTCCAATGTTGCCTCGCGAAGCGTCGCCGCTGTGCCGCGCCAGCCCGCATTAGCGCGGGTAGTGACATCGGCCTCACCGGCTTCAAAATTGCTGGTGACATCCGTGCAATTGTCCATCTCGGTAAGCGATCCAAGGGCAGTACCGCTCGCTCCTGCAAAAATCTTACAATTCATTCCTAAAATATAATTAACTGACATTTCTTTTCTCCTGAAAAGATTCCATTGTTGTTGAACTTAAAAAATACTATTTTTCCACATCTCAGGGAGTTTTGGCAGTTCCCTTTCCATCGCCGGGTTCATATATGGCCTAGCTGCAATGGTTACTGTTTTCTTTCTACGCTTAGCTGTAACCTCGATTTCGCCTCCCATTATAAAATGTCCATTCGCTGTTATGCTTCCGCAAGTATCGGCTACAGCATCATCGGCGAGAATAAGCTTTCCTCCGAACATAACAAAATTTCCGAAACCGGGTGTCGGCCCTTTTAGTGTTAATACAGTCGCAGCATTCGTAAAAAAAGCCACGCCATCAGTAGAAGGAGGTCCTTCATTCCACGGGCCATCATCTGATGATGCCCACGTATTGTCGAACCAGTCCATCGGGCCATGTATTGGATATTTTGACGCCATTGTTAACTTTCGATCGGTACGTCGTCTTTGACAATCACTCGAACTTCGACTTGGGGCTTACAATCCGCCTGGGCTGCGGCAGGCCAGATTTTCTTGCCATAATTTTCGCTGAGGGCTTCAATCTGGCTCAATAGAGCAAGAATTGCTGCTCCCTGGCCAGCCTTGGGTTCAATGTAAACTACCGCAGCATTTGAGCCGGGTGCTGGATTAAAATTTGCATAAGTCACATTGCCTGTGATCTTTGTTTTTTGAACAACTTCTCGTTGGATATTAAAATCTGAAGGCATTTTTCCAAAAACTCCTAATCTCCTGTTGCCTGTGAAACGATGGCAAAGCCGTTGAATTTTTGAGTAGTAAAGATTTCCAATCCCTGGCCTAAACTTGAGCGAAGGCACAAAGCCCGCTGCCTGGTCGGGGCCAGAACC